CTTTTGTAACTGCATCTAATACTACATTAAAAATTAATTTTCCAAATGGTGATTTACAAGTAAATGATTTTGCAAGATTTAGAAATGTTAAATCTACAGTGGGTGGTGTTGCAATATCGACATTACAAATGTCTACAACATTAAACGGAGCAATAACAGATACAGCTACTACAATTAATTTAACTGATGGATCTGAGTTTCCTACTTCAGGTTTTATTGTAATAGAAAAAGTTTTAACTTCTTCTGATACAACAGACCCACTTCTTGTTGGAACATATCAAAATGAAGTTATACAATACACAGGAAGATCTACAAATCAATTGACTGGTTGTACTAGAGGAACAAGCGCTCCTTACAGAGGAGTCTCTCCCGAATCTACAGTCGCTGGATCTCATTCTAATTTAGCAAAAATTTTTGGTAGTTATAAAGTTGTTTCTTTAAATGAAACATCTGTTCCAAGCACAGGTCAACCAGCTGCAACCACACGATTTGATGGTATAAATGTTACGTTAACTAACACTGCATCGGGTACAGAAACAGGAGGTGGTTTCCAGTGTACAATTGGACCCATAAATGATAGAGGTTAATTATGTCAGGAATTTCAAAATATACATACACAACATTAAAACAAGCTATCTTAGATTATACTGAAGTAGATGATTCTGTTTTTACAACAACTGTTTTAGATGGTTTTATTATGTCTGCAGAAATGAGAATTAATCAAGAGCTTCCAATGGACTCTGATAGATTTGTTCAAGAAGGTACTTTAGTTGCAGACGATAATACTATTAATGCACCTGCAGGAACTTTGTTTATAAGAGGTATTGAAGTTTTTGATTCAACTTCTGTTACTACAGGAAAAGGAACTTGGTTAGAAAAAAAAGATCAAACGTATTTATCAGAATACACAGACAGATTAACCGGCACAGAAGGAGATCGAACAGCACAGGATGTTACAGGACTTCCTAAATATTATGCTATGTTTGGCGGAGCAACGAGTAATACTACAACTACTTCTGGAGGTATGTATTTAGCACCTACTCCAGATGCAAATTACATGTTTAGAGTATATTATAATAAATATCCTACAGGATTGGGTTCAGGATCAGATGGGACAGCAGAGACTTATTTAAGCACTTATTTTCCTCAAGGTCTTTTATATGCTTGTTTAGTAGAAGCGTTTGGATTTTTAAAAGGTCCAATAGATATGTTGACATATTATGAAAATAGATATAAAAATGCAGTACAACAGTTTGCAGGAATGCAGCTTGGAAGACGAAGACGAGACGACTACACTGACGGAACTGTCAGAATACAAGTTAAGTCCCCGTCTCCCTAAATAAGGAGAAAAAATTATGGCAATAACATCGGCAATATGTAACAGTTTTAAAAATCAACTTATGACTGCAACACATAACTTCACGGCATCAACTGGAAACAGTTTTAAAATTGCACTTTATACAAGTTCAGCTACTTTAAGTGCATCGACTACAGCTTACAGTTCATCAAATGAAATTACTAATGCTTCTGGATCTGCATACACAGCAGGTGGAAAAGCATTAACAAACATTACTCCATCTTTAGATGGTTCAACAGCTTGTGCTGATTTTGAAGACGTTAGTTTTACTTCAGCTTCATTCACAGCTAATGGATGTTTGATTTATAATGATACTGCAACTGGTGACCCTGCAGTTTGTGCGGTAGCATTTGGTGGAGATAAAACAGTTTCAAGCGGAACTTTTACAATTCAGTTTCCTGCTAAAGCAGCAACAACAGCTATAGTTAGAATAGCATAAGGAGTAACTCCTTATGGCTACAACTTGGAGCACAGGCGTCTGGGGACAAAACGAATGGGGCGACCAAGGTCCTATTGTATTTCAATTAACAGCACCCTCTGCTGCAACTTCTAGTGTTGGAAGTATTACAGCTGCTCAAATAATAACCGTTCCATTAACTGCACCATCAAACACTACAACTTCAATAGGGTCTGTAGGTCTTGACTTAACTTCTCTCGCATCTTTAACAGCACCATCAACATTAACAAGCGCAGTAGGTGATTTATCTGAAGCATCTAATGATGAGGGTTGGGGCAGACAAGAATTTGGAAATTCTGGTTGGGGTGTTGAGTATTCTGTTAAGATTGGAACAACAGGTGCTACGCCTGCAGCATTAACATGTTCAGTAGGTTCAATTATTGCACAAGGATTTTTCTTCATGCCTTTAACTGCACCTAGTGCAGTAACTGCAAGTATTGGATCTTTGACTACACAAGAACTTTTAGAGGTACCATTAACAGCTCCAAGTCAAATGACTTCTGAATTAGGAGATTTTGATAATGCAGGTACATTAGTTGGTTGGGGTAGAAACGGTTGGGGTGAAGAACCTTATGGAGATTCATTTAATAAATTAGTTCAATTAACAGGACTGTCAATAACAGGAAGTGTAGGAGCAATCTCTCCAGCTGACGTTATAGGAATAACTGCACCTAGTGCAGTAACAGCAAGTGTTGGAGCAATTTCACCTGCCGATGTTGTAGGATTAACAGGAGTATCTTCAACAGCAAGTGTTGGAGCAATTACATTAGAACTAGGAGTTCCATTAACTGGAGTATCTGCAACAGCAAGTGTTGGAGCAATTTTACCTGCTGATGTTGTAGGGATAACAGGACTAAGTGTTACTTCAGCAGTCGGAGCTGCAGTAGCTGATTTAGCACAAAGAGTTTTATTAACTGCACCTAGTGCAGTAACTGCAAGTGTTGGCGCAATCATTCCTGAAATAGGAGTTCCATTAACAGGTTTAAGTGCAACGGCAAGCGTTGGCGCAATTACGCCTGCTGATGTTGTAGGATTAACGGGTCTTGAAGTAACTGCAGAAATAGGTACAACAGGCTTTGGAACATTGGCATACAAAGATATTGACATAACAGGAATTACGTCTTATACAGATGTAACACACGTAGCTTAGGAGAAAAAAATTATGGCATCAACATACACAGATCTAGGTATAGAATTAATGGCAACCGGCGAAAATGCTGGTACATGGGGAACAAAAACTAACGCAAATTTAAATCTTGTAGAACAACTTACAGGCGGTCACCTAGCAGTAGATATTGCAGGTGGTGCAGGAACTACAGCTTTAGATATAGATGACGGTGCTTTAACAGGTACTGCTCAACAAAGAGTTTTAGAATTAACAGGGACAATTTCTGGAAACAGAATTGTAACATTTCCTGTACTTACAGAAAATTTTTATTTTATAAAAAATGGCACTTCGGGTGGTCATACAGTTCAATTAAAAGCAGCATCGGGTTCAGGTGCAACAGTTACTTATTCAGCAACAGATAAAGGTTGGAAAATTATTTATCTTGATGGTGTTGCGACAAATACTGGACTTTATCAACTTAACGATAATTTTTCTGGTTTAGTTGTTGGAACTGATGTTCAAGCTTACGACGCCGGACTTGCTGCAATAGCAGGTTTAGCAGTTACTGATGGTAATATAATTGTTGGTAACGGTTCAACATTTGTTGCTGAAAATGGCGCTACTGCAAGAACTTCTCTTGGTGTAGCTATTGGAAGTGACGTACAGGCATATGATGCGCAATTAGCGGATGTAGCAGGTTTAGCTGTAACTGATGGTGGTATCATTGTTGGTGATGGTTCTAATTTTGTTTTAGAAACTGGTGCTACTGCTAGAACTTCTTTAGGATTAGGTACAGCAAGTAACGTAGAATTTGAAGACACTCAAGTAGATTCTTTTGGTGTAGGAACTGCGCCTTCAGGAACAACTGGAGAAATAAGAGCTACCAACGATGTAACTGCTTTTTATTCTTCTGATATTGCACTTAAAGAAAATATTGTAAATATTCCAAATCCACTAGAAGCACTTAAAAAATTAAATGGGGTTTTATTTGATTGGAAAAAATCTTATATTGATAAAAGAGGTGGCGAAGATGGTTACTTTGTTAGAAAAAAAGATGTAGGTGTTATAGCTCAAGAAGTAGAAAAAGTTTTACCAGAAGCTGTTGCTCAAAGATCTGACGGTGTAAAAGCAGTTAAATACGATAGACTAACTTGTCTATTAATTGAAGCAGTAAAACAATTACAAGACAAGGTAGACAGTTTATCAAATAAGGATAATTAATAATGGCCGTCCCTAGTAACAACGTCGGACTAAGCGATATTCAATCCGAGTTTGGAGGTTCTAATCCTATCTCACTTGATGAATATTATGCAGGTGGATCAAATGTTCCTTCAGGATCACCCGCACCTAATGGCCCTATTCCAAGCTCAGGTGCAATATCTATAGGTCAATTTAGAGGAGCAACTAACGCTACATTTATTACAGCAACCGGTGGTTCTATATCCACTGACGGAGATTTCAAAGTTCACAGTTTTACAGGTGGTGGTACGTTTACAGTTCAATCTGTTGGAAACGCCGGAGGATCTAACACAGTTGATTGGCAAGTAATTGCTGGCGGCGGTGGAGGTGGCGGAGCATATGCCGGAGGCGGTGGCGCAGGAGGAAACCGTTTCAACTACCCTAATCCAGGAACAGGTGGTACACCTGTTAGTGCACAAGGATACCCTATTTCAGTTGGTGGCGGAGGAGCAGGAGGAGCTGGTTCACCGGCATTCGCTAACGCAGCAGGATCAAATGGCTCTACTTCATCAGGTGTAGGTTTTACATCTGCTGGCGGTGGTGGCGGTGGTCACAGAGATACTAGTCAAAATGGAAGACCCGGAGGGTCCGGTGGTGGGGGCGGTGGTTCTGACCCAGGTGGTGGACACCCAGCAGGATCAGGAAATCAACCTCCAGTAAGTCCCCCTCAAGGAAATAATGGCGGAACTGGAAGAGGCGGCGGAGGTCAATCTGCCGGAGGCGGTGGCGGCGGAGCCACTGCAGCAGGATCACCAGGCGCTCCTACAGCAGGAGGACCAGGAGGAGCTGGAAAAGCTTTATCTATTACTGGATCATCTACAACCACATCAGGTGGTGGAGGTGGCGGCGGTCACGGAGGACGTGGAACCGGAGGATCTGGTGGTGGAGGTCAAGGAGGTGGACCAACAGGTACAACGGCTCAAACTGGACAAGCTAATACCGGCGGTGGCGGCGGCGGAGGTGGTGGACAAAATCCAGGACCAAGAGGCAAAACCGGAGGTAGCGGTAAAGTAATTATAAGGTACAGGTTTCAATAAGGAGTAACAATGGCACATTTTGCAAAAATAACTGATGACAACCAAGTTCTTGAAGTTCAAGTAGTGGATGACACTAACTGTCAAAACTCTGAAGGTGTGGAAACAGAATCAATAGGTCAACAATATTTAGAAACACATTGTAACTGGCCTGCTAATCAATGGATTCAAACATCTTACAACACACATGAAAACCAACACACACTTGGCGGAACTCCTTTTAGAGGAAATTACGCAGCTGTAGGTTATATTTGGGATTCATCAAAAAATATTTTTTATCCACCTAAACCATACAACTCTTGGGTATTTGATGATACGCAAGCTGTGTGGCAATCACCTATTGGTGCAGCTCCTTCAATAACTGCAGAACAACAAGAACAAAATAATGCAGGAACTCATTTTTGGGCTTATGATTGGGATGAAGAAAACCAGACATGGAACTTGATTAATACTTACGCTTAATATATAAAGTATTAGAAAGCTATGAATAAAAAAATACTGTCAGAACAAGCACTGATTTATGGAAATGTTTCAATGCCTAAAGGTTTTGAAATAAATAGAGATCAATTAACAAAAGATATATTGTATTCTTTTCTTAAAGAATCTGAGTTCCCGTTCTCTAAAAATTATGACATGTTAAATACTTACATACTAGATCATGTAAGACTTAAATATAAAATAGATTTAATACAAAAGAAAACATGGGGAAATGGATATGATCCTGGAGAAAAAACTTTTCCTATTTTTGATACAGACCCTGTAGATTTAAAAGATTCTCCTGATTTTACTCTTTTATATGGAGTAGATGTAAAAGATTGTTTAGTTAAAATATACTATGACGACAATAGAAGAAAAGGTAGATCATGGGATATTGAACTTAAAAACAATATGTTTATTATATTTCCCTCAACCAATATGTATGTAATTAATAACGAACAAAAAGAATCTATGAATTTTATTCAAACAATTCTTTATGAATATATATAAAAATATTTTAGAAGAAAAAGAAAGACTTAAATTACTTAAATTTTGTAAAACAGAAGTTAAAGATTTAGGGGATAGATTTCCTGGATTACAGTCTCCACCTAATTTACATAAAAAGAAAGAACTTAAAATTTTTTTAGATAGCATAAAATTAATTACAAACGGATATAAAATTACAAGTTGTTGGGTAAATAAAGTTACCGGAGAAGATTTATGTTGGCATCAACATCCTGACGTAGATTTAAGCATAGTTTATTATTTAGAAAACAAATCTAATATGGGTACAATGTTTAAAGAATCTGATACAAAAGTAACCATTAAAGAATGTCCACAAAATTCATTGTTGACTTTTGATAGTAAATTAGTACACTCTAGTCCATTACATTTACCAGAAGAAAGATACTCAATAGCTATAGATGTCATTAGAAAATAAAAATATTATAAAATACAATGCTCAACATAAGATAATGAGATGGGATGGATTAAATAAAGATCAAATTAATAAAACTTTAAAGTTAATTAAAAAATGCAGATCAAAAAAACACGATGATATTTCAAGCACAGATTGGAGAATAGATAAGAATGAAAAAAGAGAATACTTTGATTACTTATGGAATGAATGTTTAGAGCCTTTTAAAAAAAGTTTTTCTAGTTTATGGGGTGGTAGAAAATTAATTCTGCAAAATTATTGGTTTCAAGTTTATTCAAAAGGTGATGAGCATGATTGGCATACACATACACACGCTAATTTTACAAATGTTTTATATTTACAAAATACTGATAAAACACCTACTGAATTGTATGCGATGAATTTTACTAACAACCCACCTACTGTAGGAAGCATATTAACTTTTCCTGCATTTTATCTACATAGATCTAGTTCTCATAACAGTAAAAAAACTAAAATAGTAGTTTCTTTCAACACAAGCATAGAATGACATTAAAAAATTATTACTGGTATTTTCGATCAGCCATACCCCCAAGAATATGTGATGACATAATTAAACACGGTCTTTCTAAAAAAGAATCTTTTGCAAGAACAGGAGATTACGATGAAAAAAGTGTGTTGTCTCAAAATGATATTAACGAAATAAAACAAATAAGAAACTCAGATGTTGTTTGGTTAGACGACCTTTGGATATATCAACAGCTGCACCCTTATTTACATCATGCAAATAAAATGGCTGGTTGGAATTATACGTGGGACAGATCTGAAACTTGCCAGTTTACAAAATATAAATTAAACCAATATTATGATTGGCATTGTGATTCCCACAGCGACACATACAAAATTGACGGACCTGAAAACGGTAAGGTTAGAAAATTATCTATGACATGTCAGTTAACAGATGGACTAGAATATAGAGGAGGAGAATTAGAATTTGATTTTAGAAATTACCATCCTTCTAAAAGAAATGAAACCGAACATGTTAGACAATGCAACGAAATATTGCCAAAAGGTTCTATTGTTGTATTTCCATCATTTGTTTGGCATAGAGTTAAACCAGTAACAAGCGGTACAAGATACTCTTTGGTAATGTGGAGTTTAGGGTACCCATTTAAATAAAATGATAATAAATAAACAAATAAATAGCACAATAGAACACGATTATTTTTTTTATAAAGGTAAGTTTAAAGATATAAATGCAAAGTACCTTATAGAAAGTATTGAAGAGGGTTGCGTTGCAAAAGATAATAGAAATTTTGCAACTAACATTATAGGTTTTATGACAAGTTTTACCCATTTTAATAAAGACAAAGAGTTTTTAAAATTAATGTGGCAACTATTTGATGTAGTAGATAGGGACATGCCGAAATCTCAATACAAATTAATTGAATCTTGGGGTCTCGTAAATGGTCTGAGCCACTATACAAAATTTCATAATCATCAGGGTTGTTATTTTTCAGGTGTTATTTATTTAAATAAACATTCTCAGGTTTTAGAATTTCCGGAAATAAATGAAGAACTTAAACCAGAAAAAGGTTCTTTTGCAATATTTAGTTCTTTTTTAAAACATGGATGTAGTAAAAGAAATTTAGAAGAAAAAGCAAAGTACGGAATTAGTTTTAATTGTAACCATGTAAATTTTTAAAGATGTCGTTTAAAACAAAAAAATATACAATAATTCGTAAAACAATATCAAAAGATTTAGCATCATTTCTTGCAAATTACTTTTCTATGAAAAGACAAGTTTATGACACTTGTAGAAAAGCAAATTATATATCTCCTTTTGATCATACATTAGGTATATACGAACCTAAGAATCAACAGATACCCGACACCTATTCTCATTATGCTGATGTAGCAATGGAAACTTTAATGTTAAAATGTCAGCCAGCAATGGAAAAAGCAACAGGGTTAAGGTTATATCCAGCTTATACTTACGCACGATTATATAAAAAAGGTGATGAACTAACTAGACATAAAGATAGATTTAGTTGTGAGATATCGACCACTATGAATCTTGGAGGAGATCCGTGGCCTATATATTTAAGTCCAGATGAAAATGTAGGTATACCTGATGGTAAAAAAATTACTACTGAAAGTAAAGCTAAAGGTATTAAAGTAGATCTTAGTCCAGGAGACATGTTGGTTTATTCTGGATGTGAATTAGAACATTGGAGAAAACCTTTTATTGGTGAAGAGTGTGTTCAAGTATTTCTACATTACAATAATTCTACAACACCTGGTTCTCAACAAAACATGTTTGATAAAAGACCGCATTTAGGATTACCTGGTAGTTTTAGAAAATGCAAAAATTCATAAGTTATCTATCAGACCCTATCTTAGCTACCTTAGAACAAAAAGAAAAAGAAATTTGGGACGTAGAGGGGAGACTAAAAAATGGTAACCAAGTTTTTAAATTTGATATACGCCCTTTAAAAGAAGTTAATAATAGAGCTGAAAAAACAGGTTACTTTAGATCAAAATCTGATAAGATGGTTTTTGAAACAATTAATCAATGGATTATATTTGATACCGAAGAGTTAAACGAGTACGTTAAATCTACGGATAAAAGGGATTTTAACCTAGACGAATTGCTAGATAATTTGTCTTGGAATTTAATAATTGATAAAGTAGAGTAGAATTATGCTACAAAAATTAGGATTTGCACCAGGATTTAACAAACAAGTCACAGAAACAGGAGCCGAAGGGCAGTGGTTTGATGGTGATAATGTTCGTTTTAGGTACGGTAGTCCTGAAAAAATAGGCGGCTGGAGTCAAAAAGGTACAAGTAAATTAACAGGTGCTGCAAGAGCTATACATCATTGGGAAAACAATGATGCTGTTAAATATGCTGCTATAGGAACCAATAGAATTTTATACGTTCTTCAAGGAGATATATATTATGATATTCATCCTATTAGAGCAACTTTAACAGGAGCTAATTTTACTTCTACAGCTTCATCAAATACTGTTACTATTACATGTAGCGGGACTCATGGATTAATAGAAGACGACATTGTTTTGTTTGATAGTGTAACTGGTTTATCAGGTTCTACTTTTACCAATGCTTCATTTGAAGATCTAAAATTTATGGTAACGTCTGTACCTAGTGCCACTACATTTACAGTGACTATGGCTACTGTAGAATCAGGAACACCTGTAACTAACGGTGGATCAGCTTCTGTTCTTTGTTATTACAACGTAGGCCCTTCACAACAACTAGGTGGTTTTGGATGGGGAACTGCAAACTATGGCGGTCAAGCTGGTGGTGCTGCAACTACAACACTAGCTTCAGGTATTAATGACACCGTAACCGATATACCCTTAACTAGTTCTACTGCCTTTCCTTCTTCTGGAGAAATAAGAATTGGATCAGAAGATATTAGTTACACAGCTAACAATACAGCTACGGGAGTTTTAAGCGGAGGAGCTAGAGAAGTAAACGGTACAACTAAGGCAGCACACAGTGGTGGAGATACAGTTACAAATATTTCTGACTATGTTGCTTGGGGTGATGCTTCTACAGCAGATTTTACTATATCACCTGGTTTATGGGTGTTAGATAATTACGGTACAAAACTTATTGCATTAATTTATAACGGTCCTGTTTTTGAATGGGACGGTGCACCTACTAATGCCATTGATACAAGAGCAACTATTATACCAAACGCTCCTACAAAATCAAGACACATGCTAGTGTCAACACCAGATAGGCATTTAGTATTTTTTGGAACAGAAACAACTGTAGGTAATAGTAGTACACAAGACGATATGTTTATTAGATTTTCGGATCAAGAAAGTATTGATCAATCAGATTCTTATACTGTCACCGCAAACAATACCGCAGGCACACAAAGACTTGCCGACGGATCTAGAATTATGGGAGCTATTAAAGGTAGAGATGCAATTTATGTTTGGACAGATACAGCATTATTTTTAATGCAATTTGTTGGAGCACCTTTTACATTTTCTTTTCAACAAGTAGGAACTAACTGTGGATTGATTGGTAAGAATGCTGCTATTGAAGTCAATGGTTCTTCTTACTGGATGTCTGAAAATGGTTTCTTTACATATGACGGTCAATTAAGATCCATGCCATGTTTAGTTGAAGACTTTGTTTTTGATAATTTAAATACAACAGCAAGAGATCTTATTAATGCNGGTTTAAANAATTTGTTTGGAGAGATAACTTGGTTCTATTGTAACGCCGGATCAACTGTTGTTAACAGACAAGTCACATATAACTATTTAGACTCAACAGCAAAACAACCTATATGGACTACTGGATCTTTAGCAAGAACTGCTTGGCAAGATTCTGCAGTATTTAATCTACCTAACGCAACTTATTATACAGCTAGCGACAACGCTTCTTATGATGTCATTGGTAACACGGACGGAATTACTATATACTATGAACAGGAAACAGGGACCGATCAAGTTGATTCTGGTGGATCTGTTACTGCAATACTTGCTAACATTATTTCTGGTGATTTTGATATTACCCAACGTAGAAGTAGCACGGGACAAACTGTAGGAATGCCTGACCTTAGAGGTGACGGAGAATTTATAATGAGAATTAGTAGATTTATACCAGATTTTATTGATCAAACAGGAAACACAGCAGTCAAATTTAAAACAAGAATTTATCCAAATAGCACACAGGTTACAAACAGTTTTACTTGTTCATCCTCTACAACTAAAAAAGATATACGTGTAAGAGCCAGACAAATTGCACTAGAGGTAGCGAATACTGCTGTTGGAGAAGATTGGAAACTAGGAACGTTTAGATTAGATATACATCCAGGAGGAAGAAGATAATGGCTACTGACCAAGAGATACGAGATAGAGGTTTTAAATATATCCCACAACAAAAGTATTTACAAAATCCTTTTGAGTTACCGGTTCAAGGTGGCGGACAAGACGCATCTACACCTTCTTTTGGTATACCTAATACAAATGCTGCAGATAATTTTAGTGTTTATAATCCTAACCCTAACTCAATCGTAAACAAGAACTATGACCCTACTCGTTATACTAATCTTATGGAAGACTCTTTTCTTTATGGTGGGTCTAATTCTACTGACCCAAGATATTCTTCTGAAATAAATAATATGGGTATAAAAAGAGCTCAGTCTCAATACAATTTAGCCGCTTCTAATAATGCTATGACTCCCATGACTCCTGAAAGAAGAGCAGAAATAATGCGTACTAGAAACGATTTAATTCAAGACAATAGAATGAATTACGGCGCACAGGGACAATACGAAACTGTACCTAGTGAATTTGCTTACAGCTCACAAACAGAATTAGATAAATTTAAAGATAACTACCCAGAATATTTTGGTTTAAATCAATCAGGTCCTAAAAAAGGTATAGCTGGTATAATGGAAAAATATTTAACCAACAGTTTTTTAGGAAGAGGACTTAATGCTGCCGGTAATTTTGTAAATGATTTACTTCCAACAAACAGAAGATCGATATTAGAAAATGAATTAGGTGGTAAAGGTATATTGGTTAATGACATTGGACAAATTGTTCAAGGCGATGGTGCTTACGACACAGCTGGTAATGTAATGGCCGGTTACAATGCTAATAAATTAACTGCAGAAAGTTTTGATAAAAGAATTGCAATGGCAAAAGAAAAAATGTCTGCTGAAAATAAAGGTAAAAGAATAGCCGCTCTTGAAGCAGCTAAAGCAGATTTCTTAAATGCACAGGGTAAAGCAGATTTTATATACGATGAAGAAGAAGAAAATAAAAAGAAAAAAGATACTATTATATCAAGATTGTTTAAAAAGAAAAAAGAAGCTGAGACTACTGCTGCGGAAAATCAAACTGCTGCGGATACTACGGGCACTGATACTACCACTGGTGTTACGACAAGTGATGACAGGGGAGGGTTTAATTATGACCCTAACACGACAGGAACTGCTAGCTCAAATCAATATGGTACTTACACTCAAACTGTTTCACCTTCACAGGCTGCAACTAATCGAGAATCAAGAAGAGGTGGTAATCAAAATCAAGGTGGTGGAGCTAGTTATAGTAGTTCAGCATCAACAGGGGCTAAAGATGGATTTGGATATGGTCTAGCTGATGGTGGTAGAGTCTATTTCTTTGACGGTGGTAGAGTAGCCGTTATGAATGGGGGACTAATAAGTATTTTATAATGGCAAAAATTGTACAATCATTAACTAGAGCTACAGAAGAGTATGAACAAAAAAATATACAATCACTAGTTAGAGATTTAGATTCTGTAATAACAAAATTAAATTCTTCTTTTCAAGAAGAAGTAAAGCAGGAGATAGAAGCTAAGAGTTTCTTTTTAGAATAATGACAGTATCAAATTTATATAAATTTGCAGGCATAGATAACAGCACAAGCGGAAGTGCTTTGTCTCCATTAGGAGCAGGAAATCCTTTAGTTAGTGAGACTTACATTATAAAATCTATTCTTGTTACATCTGCAGGAACACCTACTGTGACTGTTACTAACAACAGTATTACAGCTATAAAATCTGCACAATTAACAGCTAACACGACAACAGAATTATTAACACAACCATTAATAATAGAAGGCGGCAAAGCCTTTACAATACAAGCAAGCACTACAGACTCGTTTGATATAGCTATTAGTTATCTAAACATTAAAAAAGGAGAAATAGACTAATGAAAATTATGGAGCCTACAAAAGTTGAAACAACATATAGACATAAAGAAACAGGAGAGCTTTTTAAGGAAAGAAAAGACTGGGAAAGCAGGGGTTTTAAAAATGAAGACATGGCACAAGATGTAAAAGTATTTATGCCACCTCTTGATTTGTTGTCAAAAACCAAGTAAACATAGGAATTAAGGTAAATTTATGGCAATATCTAGAATGCAAGAACCCCAACAAATACAATCAGGAATAGGTT